CCTGCTAATTACGATACTGAAGGTTTGAACCAGAAGATGCGGGACATTGAAATGGACCGTAGTCTTCGTAACAAAGACGGCAACATCCCAACCCCGCCACCCCGTCCGTCCAAACTTCGTAAAGATGAAGACATTTCATCGCCTTACAAAAAAGGCGGTCGCGTACATCGGGAAGATGGCGGCCCAACACCAGACAAGGCGAACCAGATNTTGCAGGGCGTTGCACCCAGTCAGATGCATAAAAAAGGCGGTCGGGTCCACAAAGAAGTCGGTGGATCGAATTACAAGATTGATGCAGGCGTACCATCTAGCCGCATGAACTTTGCTTCATCCCGCAGCCCTGCATGGCAAGTTGCTAAAAAGGGCGGTAAGATTGAACATGCCCATGAAGATGAAGCCGCAGATAAGGCTTTGATCCGTAAAATGGTAAAGCCAGAAGCCAGAACTGGGCACAAAAAAGGCGGTTCTGTATTTTCTGGGCCTAGCTATCCCGGCAAAGTACCCGGCGCTGTAGGCGGTCGCACTGCCCGCAAGCATGGCGGAAAAACTGGCAAGATGGCTGTTCATGTTAATATCAACACCAAGCCCGATGGAATGATGCCCCCTATGGGTGGCGGTATGATGCCGCCCCCTCCGCCCCCTCCGGCTGGTTTAAGCGGTGGTCGTCCTCCGATGATGCCCCCTATGGGTGCAGGTGGCCCTCCGATGGGCGGTATGCCGATTGGTGGTGCTCCGCCCATGCCTGCGGGTGCGCCTCCGATGCCTGCTGGCGCACCGATGCCCGGCGGCCCACGGCCCGGTGGAATGATGCCTATACCCCGCAAGGATGGTGGTCGTTTAACCAAAAAAGCCCGTTCTTACATGGACATGGAAGCAGGGGCTGGTTCAGGCGAAGGCCGCTTGCAGAAGACGGATATTGCAGGCCGTCGATAAGTTTGCATGTTAGTTACCTGTGCCAACATGCAATGGTCGGAAGTCATCCCCCACTAGACTTCCGACCACCTAATATAAATAAGGATATATGGATATGTTAAGTTACAATGCCGCATTACTATTAGAAATGAAGAAGCAAATTTACCAAGAAATTGAAGTCCTTAAGGACAATTTAATTCATGCCCACCACATGGATGGGTTTGATTATTCTGGCTACAAGCACCAAGTAGGCAGGATTGAAGGGCTGCGTCGGGCAATAGAACTGCTGGACGAAGCAGAATCGGTGCTTAATGGCNATCAATAAGGGGGTTATTATGCCATTTATGGTTATGGAACATGCAGTCGATCCAAAGGAAGCCATCTATAAGAACGTTGGTGAATTTTTGGAAAATATTGAAGTTTTTAACAATCAGATACTTGTCGCAACGTATGTCCGCCCCGAAAAAACCAAGGGCGGTATTTATATCACGGAAAAAAATAGGGGCGAAGATCAATGGCAATCCAAGATTGGTTTGGTTGTCAAAATGGGCCCTACGGCTTTCAATGATACGTCAGGTGAATGGTTTAAAGACGTCAATATTAAAATAGACGACTGGGTTATTCTTCGCCCATCGGACGGTTGGAACATTACAATCAATAATGCCCCATTCCGTATGATTGAAGATATTCACATCAAAGGACGGGTCAATAACCCTGACTTTGTTTGGTAATAGGGGAAAATAATGGTTAGAAAAGCAAAACCTGCTGAAAATACTGAAGAAATTCAGCCAGAAATAAACTTAATTGCCGAAAACGATGCTCCTGTCGTTGAAGTTGTCGTCGACGAATCAAAGGCGGTAGGGGCTGAAGAAGGCATTGATGTCCTTCGGGATCGTTTGCAAAAGGCCAAAGAACACTTGGCGGCTGAAAAACAAGCCCGAATGGAAGCCGAAAAACTGGCAAATCAGGCGACTGTCGAAGTAAAGGAAAACCAAGTTCACTTGGTATCCAATGCTATCGACATTTTGAACCGGGAACGGGACAATATCAAGCATAACATCAAGGAATATCTGGCAGCCGGTNACTATGATCGGGTTGTTGATCTTCAGGAAATGCTTGCTGTCAACAATAGTAAGTTGATGGAACTGCAAAACGGCTTGCAGGACATGAAGAACCAGCCTGCGCCGCAACAGCCCAAGGCACCTGAACCAGATGACATTGTTGAAAACTTGATTCGTCAGGTTTCGCCCCGTTCGGCCCGATGGTTGGATCGAAATAGGGACAATTTGAATTCGGTCAAAGCACTTCGGATCATGGAACGGGCGCATGGTGACGCTTTGGACAATGAAATTGAACCGGATTCAGACGAATACTTTAAATTCATTGAAAAACGGCTTGGAATTGGCAAAACNCCGCCAAAACAGCAGGTTCGATATGAATATNAAGACGATGATGAACCGATTATGTCAGCGGCTTCGGAGGCAACATCCCGTCGTTCAGCCCCGCCTGCTGCCCCTGTTTCCCGTTCACAGCAAATGGGACAAAATAGCCGGACAGTTACGTTAACTGCCGATCAAGCTGAAGCCGCCCGTATTTCTGGACTGACAAACCAGCAATATTGGGACTTACTACAACGGGAAAAGTCCCGTGCAACTAGCCATTAAGGATATAGACAATGGAAAATACACCAAAACCACGGGGTCGCCCCGGACGTAAGCCGTCACAACTGAAGCAGGCAAAGCCGTTACCTGAAACACCTGTTGTTATTGGTACAGAAATGGCAAATGTCGCAGAACCTGCGCCTATTCCGCCAACTGTAAGTCAATCCATGGACCGACCTTCTATGCGCCCGCCATTACGGGAAGATTCCCGTGCAGCAGCGGCTAGAAGGGCAGATGAAATCTTGCAACGCCTTGGTAGTACGTTTGAAACCAGCCAAGACGAATTTGCTGCACCGCCCGCCCCAGAAGGCTGGGTCTATCAGTACAAGCAAAAGTCAGTCCTTGGACAAGAAAACCCGGGCCGTTATGCCCGTATGCTTGATATGGGTTGGGAACACGTCCCCGCAGACCGCCATCCCGAACTTATGCCCGGTCAAAAGGATGCTGCCATTGTTGAACGCAAAGGTATGTATCTTATGCAACGTCCTGCAACCATTGAAAAAATGGCACAGCAACGGGATCAAAAGGTGGCACGGGATCAGATGCGCCAGAAAAGCCAGCAGCTTTCCGAAGCCCCTGTTGGCCACTTCGAACGCAATCATCCTGCGGTTCGCCCACGGGTCAGTAGCGACTTTTCTTCTATTGCTGTTCCCGGTGACAAGTAATTTAAAGGGGGGTGTAAATACCCCCCTTTACAACAATGTTTTTTCAGTATATTTTGACCAAAGATCATAAGATCACCTTCCCCCGGTGCGGAAGGTTCGCTTATTCCCGGTTCTAAATGCCCCCGGCGCGGCATGATGGCCATTCTCCTGTAAAAAGGATGATCCGTCATGGCAAACACACAAGCCTATTTCGGTTTCCGTCAATATCAGGGCACAGGTTCTGCACCGACTTATGAACAAGTCGCTGCGCTTATCCAGTACAATGCCAATGCGATCTACTTCGGTGATCCCGTAACTTGGCAGTCGGATGGTACCATTGCCCGTGCTGCTTCCACTGGTGCGACCCCTGCTGCTCTTGGTATCGCAGGTATTTTCGCTGGTTGCCAGTATCTTTCCGTATCCCAGAAACGTACCGTTTGGTCCAACTACTGGCCCGGTTCTGACGTTGCTTCCGGCAACTATGTCACTGGTTACATCATCAACGATCCGAATGCTAAGTTCGTAGCCCAGTCCGACAGCACTGGAATCGCACTGACCGACGTCAATTCCACCATCGGTTTCGCAATCGGTTCAGGTAACACTGCTAACGGTCTGTCAGGTGCATACCTTGATACGACTACGCTGAACACCGCCAGCTATCTTCAGAACAATCCGTTCAAGATCGTTGGCATCATCAACGACCCACCCGGAAGTCAGGGTACCCTGTCCAATGGTCAGGCATACGACTGGGCGATTGTATCGTTCAACAACGTCGTAACCCGCAACTTCCAAGGCGTATAAGGAGTAAGGAACCATGGCTGTCAATCTTTCGGCTATTAAAGACCTTCTCCTCCCCGGCCTGCGGGGCGTTGAAGGCAAGTATGAAATGATCGAATCGCAGTACGATAAGATCTTCACCAAACACGAAAGCCGCATGGCTTTGGAACGCACTGCTGAAATGCGTTACCTTGGCCTTGCCCAGCTTAAGACCGAAGGCGGCCAGACTGCCTTTGATAACAACGCTGGCGAACGTTATGTCTACAATCAGGAGCACGTCGAAATTGCTCTTGGTTACGCCATGACCCGCAAGATGATCGACGACAACCTGTATAAAACCCAATTCAATCCGTCCAACCTTGGATTGATTGAATCCTTCCATCAAACCAAAGAAATTTACGGTGCTAACGTATTGAATACGGCTACCACCTACAATTCTTCGGTTGGCGGCGACGGACAAGCGCTTTGCTCCGCTTCGCATCCTATTGATGGTGGCACGGTGTCGAACATCGCTTCAACCCCTGTTGATTTGAACGAAGCAACCTTGCTGAACGCAATGATTGCCATTCGTACAAACTTCAAAGATCAGGCTGGTCTGAAGATTTTCGCCCGTGGTCGTAAGCTGATTATTGCTCCGCAAAACGAACCGGTTGCTGTCCGTCTTACCAAGACTGAACTGCGCCCCGGTACAGCGGACAACGACGTTAATGCCATTTTCAGCACCGCAGGTGGCCTGTCAGAAGGCTACATGGTCAACGACTTCTTGACTTCTGCTTATCCTTGGTTCTTGCTGACCAACATCGACGGTCTGTCGTATATGGAACGCAAGCCCTTCGAAACAGATATGCAAGTCGATTTTGTGACCGATAACTTGCTTGTTAAGGGCTATGAACGTTACAGCTTCGGCTACTATAACTGGCGTTCTATCTGGGGCAGCTTCCCAACTTCATAAGGAGTCTGACCCATGGCTACAGTTATTAACGACACACAACCGGGTATTTACCCCAACCCGAATGGCAGCCCGGTTTTCCCGGCTACCACCTTCACTGGACCGATCCTTGCAGGTAACGTCATTGACAGTGATGGTACTGGCAATCTGGCTGGCCTTGGCATCACTTACGGTACGCAAAATACCGGTTATGTAGTCACGGCACAGACAGAAGTCGTAACACAGGCGAATGGTGGTGCTNCTATCACCATTCCAGCCCAAAGCCAGATTTTGTCCATCACCATGATGGTAACAACGGTTTGGTCTGGGGCTGCAACGACCTTTAGCGTAGGCGCAACGGCAGGAACTACTGCTGCCACGGCGTTTTCTGCTACTGGTATTGCTGGTGGTACGCTTGGTAGGGTTGCTATTTCTCCGACTACGGCTGCCCAAATCGCAAACTGGGACAACGTTAGTAATTCCACCTTCCAAACAGGTGGCCCAACTGACGTCCAGATTCTGATTACTTCTGCAAACACTGGCACTGGTGTAGGGACTTTGACAGTCACTTACATTCAGGGCATCAACAACGCATCCTAGTAGGAGGATGAAATGATCCGTAAGCATACCGAAGACCACGGTGTTAACCAAGCTGCTGAAGACATGAAGACTAAGCCTATGCGCTACAATCAGTCCCATGTTGAAAACGAAGCTGAAGAACACAAGCACGGCGGTCGCACCAAAAAGCACCGCANGGCGCATAAACATGGTGGCCACGTTCATCATGCACATCATGCACATCATGAACATGAAGCGCATGAAGAACATGAACACCACAAGCATGGTGGCGGTACTAAGCACCGCGCNCACAAGGGCAAGCACCATGAACATCATGCACATGGTGGTGCGATGAAGCATCATGCTGGCCGCAAGCCCCGCAAGTCCGGTGGCCGTTTGGCTGGTTCTGAATGGATGGCTGCACAGAAAAGCACCCCTGCAAAGGGCCGTGATGTTTCTGGTTCCATCAATGACTAAAACCTGTTAGATTATAACAGGGGCTATTGACGGGGGCCTTGTGCCCCCGTTTATCTAGATAGGTGCAGAATGACTAAATCACCCGCATGGCAACGTTCTGAAGGAAAGTCACCTTCCGGTGGATTGAATGCTAAAGGGCGGGCATCTTACCACCATGAAACTGGTGGTACACTAAAGGCACCTACAAAGGACGTTAAGAATTCCCGCCACCATTCATTCTGTGCTAGAATGGAAGGTATGCGATCGAAGTTGACCAATCACAAAAACGCCCATGACCCTGAAAGCCGAATCAATAAGGCTTTGCGGAAATGGGGCTGTTAACAGGAGATAACAATGTTCGATTTGATTTCTTACGTTGTACTTGCAAGCGTTGTAATTTGGGGTATTGTTTCCCTGATTAAGCATTTTGTTCCTGATTATTATGCCCGCATGGAAGACCGCTACAATACGTCTTTGCATAAGCGTTTGGCTGCGATTGAAGACCATCTTGGCATTGCGACGGAAGTCAACACCATCATTAAACACCTTGAAAAAGAACTAGAAAAATGAACGACAAGCCATTTTGGAAAACCAAAGCACCTGAAAGTCATGTGACAAAGCATTTGTCAGATAAAAAGGTGCAACAAGCTAAGGCCCGGGCTAGGGCTGCTGGTCGTCCATATCCAAATCTTGTCGACAATGCAGCCGTAGCGAAGAAAGGCAAGTAACATGGTCCCGATTTCAGTAACCGTAGGGCAGGTCGCCGCAAGTGACGTATCTGTTGCGCTTGCACAAAATGTTGTTGCTGCAACAAGCCTTACGTTGACGGCTGGCGCTGCTTCGCTGGCTTACCCAGCACAGCTTAGAATTGTTACATCTGCCGATTATACGGGCATTAACTTTACCATTACGGGCCTTGGCCCGTCAAATCAGGTTCAATCTGAAGTCATCGCTGGACCGAATACTTCTACGGCGACAAGCGTTCTTTATTATAAGTCTGTAACGTCGATCACATCCAGCGGCGGTGTTGCTGGTGGTGCTGTGTCTGCTGGAACGACTGGCAATACGTCAACCCGTTGGGTCCGTATGGATAGTTGGACAACGGGGACAACTTCGGTCCAATGCATTGTAAATGGTACGGCTACTTATACTGTTCAAAGCACATTGGATAATCCAAACGATCCATTTAGCCCAGTAGCTGATGTAAGTTGTAACTGGTTTAACAGCAATGATTCGGCTGTCGTAAATGCTGTATCATCGCAACAATCGAACTTTTTATTCACCCCTGTTTATGTTAGGGTATTACAAAGCNGCGGCACTGGCACTGTTAAAACAACGCTGCTCCAGACCGGGGTTGTAAACCTATGACTGGATTATCTTATACAGGTTTGGGCCCAACTGGCCCTTCAGGCCCAACAGGACCGTCTAGCGGCCCGACTGGTCCTACCGGTAATGCTGGTGTAGCAGGCCCAACTGGTCCCACCGGTGCTACAGGTGCAGGCCCGACTGGCCCTACTGGTCCTGTGGNCCCCACTGGTCCTGCAAGCGGACCAACTGGCCCCGGCGGTCCAACAGGTCCGTCAGGTGGCCCACCCGGACCCACCGGACCCACTGGAACGACAGGACCTACAGGCCCAACAGGAACTGGCCCCACTGGTCCTGCTGGTATCCGTGGTGTTTCTGGCCCAACCGGTCCTACTGGCCCGACAGGTTTTGGCCCAACGGGGCCTACTGGAACAAAAGGCCCAACGGGACCAACCGGACCAACAGGAACTGGGCCAACGGGTCCAACCGGTGGCAACGGCCCCACAGGCCCCACTGGCCCGACTGGTGCTGGCGTTGCAGGCCCCACAGGCCCAACTGGCCCCGGTTCGGTAACTTTACCGGTATCAATCGCTAATGGCGGTACAGGTCAAACCACAGCATCTACTGCCCTTAATGCTTTAGGTGGCGTTTCAACAGGCAAGGCTATTGCCATGGCTAT